AAGATTGGAAGTAATCCATAATGTTGTTGCCATTAGCGGCCGACTTCCTCCTTTGATTTCAACACGTACCGGATATCTATCCAGCCATCGGAGTATATGGGAGATGTCAATACCGCCTCGAAATTCATCAAGCACAACATTTGCTTGACCTTGATAACCACACCAGAATTTGGTTCGAGGATCTTTAGAGTAAGCGTCCAGTCCGGCTTCGGTCCATGCCCTTCGTGACTTTCCAGTACCTGTTTTCCCCCAGTAGACATGGCAAGTTCGCTCCATAGCAGGTACTGATTCAAAATCAGCTCTAATGCATTGTATGGTCCGATAGCTTGTAACACGTACATGGGCGGGGATCGACTCCAGATCTCCGGACTTGGCGGCGGCCCAAACTGATTCCCAGTCGGTTCGAGAGTTTCTTCTAATTGGCTTGGCTCCCCACTCAAACCGAGTGCCATCAATAGAGGTGTCATCCTTCCAGACATACTGCTCGGCACTCTCTGATCGAGAGAGCTCGGCATGGCATGTCTGTCCAAAAATCTTCTTGACAGCGGCGAGAGATCCCTTTCTTGCAAGAGCGATGAGGAGTTGCCAGTGGTGGTACCCGGATTCACCCCGCTCCTGCTGACCCTTGATCCATGATAGACCGACGGGAAGCGAGGTTGGCGATACAAAATCCGAGTAGGGGATGGTAAGGAGCCAGAAGACACCCTGTCTTCTTCGGGAATTGGAGTTAGAGGGCGCGGCATTTTGTGACATACAAAAATGCGATTCTCAGCCCTCTTTATATACAAGTGTGGCGTTTCGTGGCGCTAGGTCATGGGGGTCTGAGGGGTCTGTGTGAGGCGGCATAAAGCCGCCTTTCGGCCGCCCAACCCGGCACCCCACCGAGAAGGCGAGAACGGCTCTAAGAAGGTAATACTAGCGACGATTCTCGTCGGTGTCTTCTTAGAGTTAATCACGCCTCTCTTGTGGCCAGAAATCCCCAAACTCACATGCTATCGCATGGTGTGTTTGTAGGGAGATTTCTGGATTACTGTAAAGGATCGGGCAAGTAGACCTTGATCCAACAGGTATATATAAGTAGCGTTTCGGGGACGGGGGATCCGCCAAGGACCCCCGTCGACCTTCACTATCGATTCAATATTTTTATTATTATTGCTCCACTCCTCCTGTTGCTTGAGTAATTGGATTTTCCTCGTTACCAAATCGGTAGTTAGTTGGAGCAACAGCTGCACTAGGAAAGATAGGATCTCTAGTAAGATTATCAAATCGACGAGATTTTCTTTTCAAGTTAAGATATTGTGCAGCTCCGGCTGAGACAGCTTGTTGCAAAAATCCTGCTTGTTCTGGACATTTAAGTTGATAACCATATTCCATTTGAACAGCAATTGGTAAACAGATTTTCTTGCCGACTAAACCAGTTGATCTAGTTGCATCAAAATTTCCAGCTACATTGACATTAGCATCAATTACTGAATCAGAAAGAGCAACTGGAACCATATCTGGCATAGTACGCATAAACACAGACACACTATAACCTTTAACAAGAGGAGGAATAGTTTTAGTTGGATTACCTCCCTGCAATTGAACAATCTTGGAGAAATCAAGCAACGTATTTTTAGGACCTTGAATAGAATGTTCACAAGTCTCACCACCTTGAATTCTAAGCGTTACCTTTTGATAATTCCATCGAGACCTAAATTGAACAGAATCCTTAGGATCAAACATAAGATGCTGCATCAAATCAGTTACGGAACCCATATTAGTTGCAGTACTATTCTCCGTTTGAAACAAAGCTGCTCTAGGGTTAGGAGCAGTAGCTGTATCACCAGCCTGATCAACACCCCATAATTCAGCTTCAACTGATTCTAACAAATCATTAAGCGCAGTATTGCCTGGAAACTTTAACTTTGGTGTACAATGAAAGATTTCCACAGTCATAGCACGCGCACTAGTATTTCTAAAGGAATACTTAACATAACTGTTAACAATATTCAATTTCAAATCACCAACCATAGCAGGTTGCGCACTTGCAGAGGGATTCTGCCCAACACCTGTATTACGATTGACATTAAGTTGAATATTCTTTTCATCATGAGCATACCAAGATGCTGCTGCCCCATATTTACAATTCCACAATTTTGACGCTGCATCAAGAAACTGCAAAGGCGAAAAATGCTCAAATTGATTATGATATGGAGCAGGAGTATTGGTGAAATTACCAGTAAAAGCAGCACCCCAATAAGTCCAAGTTCCTGAATGACTATTGTCATATCGAGGAATCAATTGGATAGGGATTGTTAAAATACCTGGAATTGTTCCAAGCGATGCACTTAACACAGTATTAGTTGTCTTATCAGCATTAACACCTGCACAACCAATTTGACCTTGTGCAAACGCATTGTAACTTCCACTATACGAAGCCCCTTTCATGACCTCTTTGACTTTATCCCGCAATGACTTACTCACCCGGACGACTTTACCCTTCTTCACTGACTTTACCTTGCCACTCTTTTTCATAGCGGCCCTACCAGCTTGAACATTTACAATGCTCGTTTTCATTACTTTTTTTGGCGAAACATAATCCACGGCATTATCCTTAAGATAATCATATGCACTAACCCCTGCTGCAATCGCACCAGGCACACCCTCGGCAATAAACCCTAATGTGCCAGCTGCTGTAGTTCCAGCAAGCTGAGTTAAATTGACCTTTTTTTGCTTCTCTTTCGGAACCTTAGGTACATAATAGAACTCAGCCGGTGCAATACTGCCACCAGACGGTCTAAATACACGGTGCTTTTTTTCGCGAACAGCTTTCTCTAAACGAGTTTCTTTTCTCATTTTTATTAAGGTAACTAACGTCGTCTCACTATTCGACGTCTTCTTTGCGGCAATCTGACTCGCAATGGACGACGTACAATCCTGCGCCCAACAACGCGGCGAGTAGGCCTAGCGCGGCGATAATTACTTGGTACTCTACGTCTGACATACATATATTATAATTCGTCAAAGTGTATTACATTAAGTCGTCTCCTAAGGGCTGCAACTGTTTCTGGATCACATTCTTTATACCAATCATTAGGGCTAAGATTGGAAGTAATCCATAATGTTGTTGCCATTAGCGGCCGACTTCCTCCTTTGATTTCAACACGTACCGGATATCTATCCAGCCATCGGAGTATATG